CAAGAGATATTATGGATATCGTAGGCGGATATACTACTCAGAATTATTCAATTCCTTTGCGCTTTCCAGAAAAAACTGATATTGAAGTGAGAGGAACTGGTGACACTGGTTCAGTTATTTCATCTTCTTTTGATATTATACTAGTAGATAACCCCGCTTAGTGGTTGACAATCCTGCCCAATTATGATATAATATACATTATGGTTTATGATGAAAGATCTTATTGATAAAAAGACAGTCGCCTTGGTTGGAAACAGCCAAAGTTTGTTTGATTATCAATATGGAAGTGAAATAGATGATCACGACGTTGTTATAAGAATTAACGACACGGCAATTTATTACGATAATAATCGCCATTCTCATGGCTCTCGGAATACTATATGGGCATTCTGGGATGTTCTAAAATTTATCACTTCTCAAAAACAATACCGAGGACCAAGAACCGACGAGTTCTTTTCTTCGGGTAAATATCATAAACTTAACTTATTAGGAGCAAATGCAGATAGAGCGTTTGAGTTAGACGATGTAGAGTTTGGTTCTGACATAAAAAGAAAGTGTAAAAAAGAATTAGGTAATCCTTCAGCAGGATCCATATTATTATATTTACTTAACGAATATAATCCTAGATGGGTAACAGTATATGGAATGGATTTTAAAAGAACAAAAACTTTTTCACGCGAACATAATAGTGTTGATAATCAAAGGTATGATTCTTTTTATCGACATAACTTTAAATTTGAAGAAGAATATGCAAAGCAGAAATATTTTTCGCAGGAACGATTTGTAATAAAAGGAAACTGATAATGAAAAACGTGACGGTCATTAATTTCTACGGAGGACCGGGTTCAGGTAAATCTACTGCTGCCGCAGGATTGTTTTACAATATGAAAATCGCAGGCTATAATGTTGAACTAACAGATGAGTTTGCTAAAGAATGTGTTTGGGAAGGTAACATTCCAATGCTTCAAGACCAACTCTGGGTTCTTGGACATCAACATAGAAAGATATTACGATTAGCTGATAAGGTAGATTATATTATTACTGATAGTCCTGTCTTGTTAAGTCCAATATATCGCGGTCGTTATGGTGAAAGCTTATATTCAGATATAATTGACAAGATGGCTTTAGAGTGTTATAATTTATATAAGACAAATATTAATTTTATGTTAGGTCGTCAAGGTGACTTTGAACAAAAAGGTCGTGCACAAGATCTTGAAGAGTCATTAGAAATTGATGCTGCTATTGTCCATCAATTTGAAACTCTGGATATTCAATATATAAAATTACAGTCCGAAGATAACGCTCGAGCGGCAATGAGGTATATACAGCGATTATGAATATTGAAAAGAAGATGACTCATATATGGATTGGTCCTAAAGATCCTCCATTAAAATGGATGAATACTTGGAAAGAGAAAATGCCAGATTGGGAATATAGTATATTCACCGATGAAATGCTACACAATCGTAAATGGTATAATCAACATTTAATAGAAGAATATTATCGAAGAGGTACTTGGGCAGGTGTTGCTGATTTAATTCGTTATGAGTTAATTTATGAGAGAGGTGGATTTTGGCCTGAAGCAGATTCAGAATGTTTACACGATGTATCTGAATTATTTGTTCAAGACCCAAAGTTAGCTTATACTGTATATGAATGTGAAAGAGTATTACCAAAATCAATATCACCAATCATGGCAGCAAACCCAGGTAATAAATTCTTGGATATGATTCTAAGAAACTTACATCAATTAAGACCAGCACAATTACACGAAAAGCCTCACGAATCAACAGGAAACTTTTTCTTAGCAAGGTTATTAGATTTTAATAGAGACAAATTACATATTTTTCCATCCCACTATTTCATACCTCAATGGTATAGGCAAGGTTATCCAAGATATGTAGGACCTGATAAAGTTTATGCAGAACAGCATTGGGGTTCAACTGCTCTTGATGGCGGAATGCCGTGGTTAAAAGATTATTCGCAAGGAGTGTAAATGTACTTATCAAAGAAGTATAAAATTTTAGTATTAAGAACGCCAAAGACAGGCAGTAGTAGTTTATCTGAATTTTTAATTAAAAATATTGACGACCCTGATGCAATCTATACAGAGATTGATGATACAGGAATTCCTGGTACTTTAAACGAACATATTGTAAATCGTAATCGTCCTTTTAAATATTTTCATTTTAGCTTAAATGATTTAATTCGTGAAGGAGTTATTACACCTGATATTATAATGAATTATCGTTGTATTAGTGTATTAAGAAATCCTGTAGATAGACAGAAAAGTTTTTATTATTTTATGAAAAAGTGGTGGGCACCAAATACGGTTGCTACTCTTGAAGAATATAAATCATTCTCACCTGACGGATATTCGTTAAGACGTGAATATAATACAATGCTTAAACAAACAGATTTATTAATGTATGAAGGTAAATTACGTGGTGAGTTTTGGTTATACGAAAATTTAGAAACAGAACTTAACAAATTGATGGAAGATTTAAATATAGAAGTAAAACATCCAATGCCGAGACATAAGTCAGGATTTAGAAAAGACCGTCACGCAGAGATTGAATTTGATGATGAAGTAATGAATAGTTTACGTAATCATTTTAAATTAGATTTTGAAACATATGAAGAATTAACAAAGTGAAAGCATATATCCTAAGACATGATGATCCGAAGTCTCACGAGTACGCAAAGATGTGTGCTCAAACTTGTGACGTGATTGATTTGAATTGGGAATATTTTGATGGTTGGTCTAATTGCACGGGTCGTATGGCTTGGTGTGAAACTGGTATTCGTATGAAGTTTTACGAACCTATGATGGAGATTGATAATCCAAACCAACATCAAAAGGCAAACATTTGTTCAGCTGGGCATGGAGCAATATGGAAAAAGATTGCTGATGGTGATGATGAAGTTGGTATTGTATTAGAGCACGATGCTTTAATGTATTATAAACCAGATATACATGTACCTGATAACTTAATCGTTGCTCTTGGTTATAAATTACCTAACTATCATGATTATAGATTTTTAGATGCCAAGAACGAACCTAGAGAATTAATACCTATTGCTGGGCATGAAGGTGCTCATGCATATATGATGACAAAATTAACAGCAAAGAGACTTGTAACAGAAATAGAAAGACACGGTATATTAGGTGCTGTTGATAATGCGTATTTCATTAAAGGACAACGCAGAACAAAGGTACCTTTAGCAATTATGTCACCAACACCTGCTATAGGATATTTAAGAGAATCTACGATTTGGAGTCAATCTGCGAACAGAAACTATAAATTTATTGACACATTCGCAAAATATTATAAATAAAAGTACTAGCAAATTAAATTTAGGAAAATATTAATGTCAAGCTTATTAGAAAAAGATACGACATCGCCATCAGCGGCATCTGTTGATGACCAAAGAGACTTTGATAATATCAAAGACACTGATAATAAAGATATTAAAAAGCGTAAAGATAAGAAGAGCGACCAAGATACTGGTAAAGGTATTGTTAAAAAGGACTCAGCAAAATCTTTTGACGCAGACAAATATGTCGATACCGAACCTACAATCAAAGAGGCTGTTTCAGGAACCGCAGTTATCACATTTGGTAGAATGAACCCTCCGACAGTAGGCCATGAAAAACTTGTAAATAAAATTATTTCTGTTGCTATTGATGAAAAAGGTACCCCGCTAGTATACCTTTCAAAAACACAAGATGCAAAGAAAAATCCTTTAACATACGACCAAAAATTAAAATATGGACAATCCCTGTTTGGCCGGAAGTATGTTGTAAAATCTAATGCAAGGACAATCATCGAAGTAGCAAAAGAATTACAGAAAAGTTATTCAAGGCTCGTCGTGGTTGTAGGTTCAGATCGCATAGACGAATTCAACACTCTCTTACAAAAATATAACGGAAAAGATTATACTTTTGATTCTATTGAAGTTGTATCTGCAGGTGATAGAGATCCTGACATGGATGATGTTTCAGGAATGTCAGCAAGTAAGATGAGAGCATATGCTGCAGATAACGATTACGCAAGTTTCAAAAAAGGTGTACCTACAAGAAACGAAAACCTCATTAAATCTTTATTTAACGATGTTCGTAAAGGATTACGTATTAACGAAGAATTAAATTATAATGTGGACCAATTCCTTGCTGAAAGAGTAAAGGATGGTAAAGTAGATCCTTTATCACCTATGGGTAAGACAAAATTAACAGGTGCTGAAGTTGCTCAATATTATAAAAATAATCCTAGAGCAAAGTCTGCAGCCAATCGAGACGACAAAGTTAAGTTAGGAATTGAATTAGCATTAGACCTTTCAGGCAATATGAATTATGCAGTGAAAGAAATTGATAAACTCAAAAGAAACCTTTCCAAACATCCTGAAGTTCAAAAAGCATTAAGACATGCAAATGAAGAAGTTAATCCAGATTTATATCGAGCAGCTTCTATCCAAGAACGTTTACAAAAAGAAGACGATAAAGAATCAAAGAAACAAAAGCAATCACCTGGATACTATAAAGGTTTAGGTAATTCAACAAAAGATAAGCGTCAAGCGCAATTCGCAAAGCAATCAAAAATGGATGATGATAATCCAAAAGCATATGAACCTGCTCCTGGTGATGCAACTGCCGAAACAAAACCATCTAAGCATTCAAACAAATTTAAGAAAATGTTTGGTGAAGCAGTTAAAAGTAATTTAGAACGTGCAGGTTTAAAAAGACCACATCAATTATTAAGACAAGATAATACAGTTAACTTTGACTATAGATTTAAAATGTATGGAAAGGCAAAGGAAATAGAAGCCGTAGAAAAATCAAGAGCTGAAGTTGAAGCTGAAATAACAGAACAAAGAATCCGTGAATTAGAAAGTTTAATCGAGCAAGTAGAATTCGTTAGTGAAAAATCAAATCCTGAAAAATCTTTAAAAGATAAAGCAGAAAAGAGTGGAATGCCTTACGCAATATTAAAGAAAGTATTTGATAGAGGTGTTGCTGCATGGAGAACAGGTCACAGACCTGGTACAACTCCTGTTCAGTGGGGATTGGCAAGAGTGAATAGTTTCGCAACAAAATCACCAGGCACTTGGGGTAAAGCTGATAAAGACTTGGCTGATAAAGTTAAATAAATGGATAGTATAAATAATATTAACGAAACTGGTGGAGCTGGTGATTGGGGAACTGATAAGGCTCGCGCAAGATTACAAAAGGACACTCCAGGACAAGAGATTACTAAAGGAAAAAAGATGAAAACTTTTAAAGATATATTAAATAACATAGACGAGTCTTCTACAAATATTAAAGAAACTGCTACTGAGGTAGTTGAAGTTCAAGAGGCAATGTCTGAAAAAGATAAAAAGAAAAGACTTGCTATGATTAGACAGGCAGTTGAAAAGATTAATAAGCAGAATGCTGATAAGGCAAAGAAAGATGCACTTGCTATGATGAAAGCATCAGGTATGTTTGATGAAGATGCCGAACTTCAAGAAATTAGAAAAGCCCCACAGATTAAACATTTAAATATTTACGGTTCCGAGATTAGTGGTTTAAGATCTGGAGGTAAATATTATATGGCAATGGCAATTGATATGAGAGGCAAACTTATGTATAAAGTAATTGATGAGTTTGGTTCTATTGAAACCATTGACCTTAAAACATTCGCAAAGAGGTTTGGATAAAATGAAAACATTAAGAGAGGCATTAGCCGAAGTAAGAAATAATGAAACTAGAAAATTAATGGAAGTAGGACCACGCGGTACTAATATTTCCGTTCAAGTAAAAGGCTTTCGTGGCAACCTACAAAAGTTTGACCAAGAAACTGCAGATAGCATTGGATATAATCTAGGTGCTTTACTTGATATTGATACTGATTCTGCAGAAGTAACTTATAAAGGCGATATTGCCATATATACTTTTGATGAAGATGAATCAGGTTATTCTGACGGTGATGTAAAAATGATGTTTAGAGAAGCATTAAGAACAGCAAAAGATAGAACAAAATATTCAAAAATAACAGCAGACAATTTCAAAAAGTTTGATAGTACTGATGATTTCCCAGGCAGAGATCCTATTGATGAATATTACGCTGAAGCCCATTACAGAAATATGGCAAACGGTAAAGGATTTGTTTACGGAGTTAAATTAGTATAATGAAAACCTTCAGGGAACTTTTAGAAAGCTTAGAAGAAAAGTTAAAAGTTTCTGATGGACTTGGGGCTTGGATTGATGACTTTATGAAATCAGATGCTCCACAATTTAAAGGTGCAGATAAAGAAAAGCGTCGAGATATGGCAATCGCGGCCTTTACTGCCGCAGGTGGTAAACTTGACGAAGGATCCGAATCGTGGGAAGATGGATTCGAAAGGCGTGTTGTAAAGACAACAAAACCTGAACATAAAAAGGATGGTTATAATTGGCGTATTAAAGGCAAGGATAAAGACCATCTATCAATCAAATTATATAAAAATAAACCTGACTTTGCTGAGTTTAAGAAACAAATGAAGAGAGTCGCAGGACACGAATTCGGAGGATAAACGTGGAAAAGAAATTAGATGCTGAGACCAAAAAGATAATTGATGGTCGCACAAAAGAATTTAGAGAAAAGCTTGCTAAGTTAGCATATGAAAAGATTAAAGCCCAGCTTGCTCCAGAAAAGGAACCATTAAAAGGTTACCCGCATAACGAAGAAGTTACAATTAGTTTAGACGAATCTGTATTAGTTGAAAAGTTAAGACTCAGAAGCCCAAACAAAACAACTACAATTGATATTGACTACATTGGAAGTTCATCTGATATTAACCAATCGCAAAGAGAATACAATATCAAAATTAAAAAGACAGGTCGTCAAATGGCTGACATTACTGGTAAGAAAGGCGATATTGTTAAGTTCTTACAAGGCGATGCATATGCAATGGATGATGAAGATATCGAAGATATTTTTCCAGAATTACTTGAAGGTGTTAAACAAGTTGAAAATATGTTTGGTTTACGTGCAACTGATTGGCGTAAACTTGTTAAGAAACACGCAAGACATATTGATGCATTCCAAAAAGGTCGTAAAGATTTGCCTAAAAATGTTGAAGACGAACTATTAACTTGGGCAATGGATAACGGTGAAGTTCAAAGCAAAGACGATGCCGAAGACTTCATTGATATTATTCTCAACGCATAAATTTTGTTGAAATTATTATTATGAAAAGTATATCTGAATACAGAAGTGCAACCCTTGAAGAAGAAACCTCTGAACTTTCCTACGAGGAATTGCATTGTGTTGTATTAGGTACAAGTGAAGGTGAAAAAACTTTCGCAGGATTAATGGAAGAAGTATGTACTAAAAAAGATATACGTTTTGATTTTGTTGATGTTAAGAAAGCTTGGATTACCGGTGCTGATATTGAAATCGGTAAAGTAAAGATTCGTAATATTGACGGAAAAGATACAGACGTCGAAATAGAAACACATAACTCAATTATCTTTATTAGAGCAGGAGCTATTGAAACTTTATCCTCTCAATCAATGGTTTCTTCTTTACAGGATATTGGTTTCTTAGTTGTTAATGATTTGGATTCAATGTTAGTTTGCGATAACAAAATGTCCAACGCGTTAATGATGGAAAGAAACAATATTCCAATTCCAAAAACATCCATTATATCAAATGAGCAATCTATTGAAGATGCTCATAAACGAATAGGTGGTAAATTCCCTGTTATTATAAAAACCTTGAAAGGTACGCAAGGTGTTGGTGTTATGAAGGTTGATAGTGAATCATCTCTTAAAGGTGTATGTCAGTCATTATGGAAATATGATGCTGATTTGTTAATACAAGAATTTAAAGAAATGAAATCTGATATACGTACTCTTGTCATCGGTGGTAAAATATTAGCATCAGCAGAAAGAATAAGAGAAGAAAGTAATAAGGACTTTAGAAACAACGTCCACCTAGGAGCAAGAACAGAACCATATAGTTTATCAAAGAATGAAATTAATGTAATTAAGGCGGCCGCTCGTGCAAGTGGTGCAATGTATTGTGGAGTTGACCATGCAATGGTTGACGGTAAACCTTATATCTTGGAAGTAAATGGTTCACCTGGTATTCGTTCTCACTTTGAAGGATATGATCCTTGGACCGAAGAAAAGCAAGGCAAGATAACCGACAAGCAAGTATTAGAAAGGATTATACAATTCTTTTCCAAAGATGTCAATAGACGACCTGTATTTAGACAAGAAGCAGGATATATTGAAACGATTATATTTAAAGGCATGGAAAAGAATCCTGTCCGTGCAAAGTTTGATACAGGTAATAGTGCAAAAGCAAGCATGTTACACGTTGACAGTATGGATGTGAAAAACAATAAAGTAACTTGGACTAAAAACGGATATAAGTTTGAAGATAAATTATTATACATCTCAAAACCAATGAGAGGTCAAAAACCATTTGATGAAAGACCTGTTATTGAACACGAGATATATTTTAATAATAAGAAGCACATTGCTGAAATTGCATTATCATTAAAAGATACAGCATCAGAGATGTTGGTGAATAGAAAGTTAATGACAAAGTTTAAAGTTGCTGTTAATCCAAATAGACGATTTATATTATCAAACAAAACAGCAAGAAACGACGAATCGGATCACTAATGAAAAAATTTACAGATTGGAAACATGAAGGTTTTGGATTATATGAAGGAGTAACAGTTCCTTTAGAAACTCCAATGATTGAGCTTGACGAAGAACCTGAATTAAATAAACCAAAGCGTTCAAGTGGAGATAAGAAATATGTTGTCTATGTTAGAAACCCTGACACAGGTAATATCAAAAAGATTGAGTTTGGTGATGAAAAAGGTGGCCTCACAGCTAAGATTAATGATAGAGAGGCAGCAAAGAATTTTGCATCAAGACATAATTGCGATACTAAAACAGACAAACTCAGTGCTGGATACTGGGCATGCCGATTACCAAAGTACGCAAACGAATTGGGACTCAAAGGTGGCGGAGATTATTTCTGGTAAGCCATATATAGATAAAGAAGATATTCGTATCTTTGATGTTGAACAACCCGATGAAGAATTTGTTTGGCATAGAGATAATGAAGATAGAATTGTTGAAGTATTGAGTGGAGATGGATGGCAATTTCAGCCTGAAGGATCTTTACCTATATTATTAAAACCTGGGATTGGTCTTACAATAAGAAAAGGCGAATACCATAGATTGATTAAAGGCGTAAACAATTTGGAAATCAGAGTTACTAAATTGTTATAAATAAACATATTAAACTAAAAAGGAATAAGTTAAATGGCAGACGGTAGTTTTAGATTAGTTGACATGGACGACAAAAGTTATAAGAATGCGTTGATGCTGGCCAAGAAAGCAAAACTTAATCCGTTTTCTAAAAAAACTTCAACTGGAATGGAGTTAAGTGTTTTTGGTGATAATAAAGATATAATGAAATTCATCAAAACTTTACCAGAACAATATAACGAGGAAACTAAAATGTCCGATTGGAAAGAAATTATTGAGAGCAAGATTGAACAAAAGATTATGGCTAGATTAGAAGCTGAATCTGGAGATAAGGAAGAATACGAAAAGTTCTTTCAATCTGCTTTGAAAAAATTTGGAGTCGAATCTCCAGCAGAGCTTGATGATGAGAAGAAGAAAGAATTCTTTAACTACATCGATGCAAACTGGAAAGGAGATAACGAAAAGGCCGAGGATACTGAAGCTTCAGATACCCTTGACCCAAAGAAAAAGAAATTAGCTGCTAGCAACTGCGGTAGTTAATTCTATTATATAATAGGAGTAAATTATGTTTTTGATTGAATGGATTAAAAAGCTTTTTGGTCTAAACGAAACTCCTGCTAAAGTAGAACCTATAAATGCAAAAGTAGAACCTGTAAAGGCTGCTGTTGCTAAAGGTCCTAAAGTTACTAAAGCTGCGTTAAATAAATTAACAAAAGCTGGACTTGAGGAAGAAGGTCGTAAAGCAGGAATTGAATTAGACAAACGTAAAAAGAAAGCTGATTTAGTTAATGAACTTTATAAAGTTTTAAAATAAAAATTTATTATTAACGTTAATAAAATAAAAACAAGGAGATAACAATGGCACTATGGGGAAAAACCGATACATTGGCAAGTGCGCCAAAGTGGTTAGAAAACGATGCCAATAACACTAATAAGTCTAACGATATTGACAATGCAGTATTTGTTGACTTAACGGAAGCAGGTGTTGCAGCTAACAGAGCAAAAGGACTCACAGGTCCAGGTTGGTGGTTGTATCATACAGCAAACGGAAGACACTTCGCAGAATGCTTAGTACCTATGAAGGTATCTGCAGTTGATGCTGGTGACTTAGGTGTGACAGGTGATACAGCGGTC